AGAATATACATGCACATTACAGGACGTAATGGATCTAACACAGTCTTTCAAGGGACTGATATCTTGTCTGAATCTGGTATTGCATCAGGTTACCAATCATACAATGGGTCTTTCGATTTCAGTGGTGTTTTAAATAGAATAACTGTTGAGGTAGGTGGGCGGGACATTAATCTTGCGATAGGACCTTTATTTGATGATGTGACAGTTAACGTTTTCTACAATGTTATAAATACTATTGTCACTCAACAAATCACTACCATGGAAGAGATATTGTACTTAAATCTTTTTGATTCTGTGGAGTTAGATTTTGTTGAAGAAGTCTTTGAATTTAATGATGTAAGCATGAATGATGGCGAAATAGAATTTACTCCAATTGAAGCCCCTGTAGAAGAGATTACTGTTGCTAGTGTAGAATTAGAGATAGCTGAGATAGAAATAAATTTACCAGAGCCTGAGGTAGAAATCGTTGAGGTAGAAACCGAAGTAGAGTTAGAAATCGAAATGGAGATGGAAGAAATCGTAGTTGTTGAGGCTGAGCCTGAAGAAGAGGTTATCGAAGAATCTCAAGAAGAACCACAGGAATCAGAACCAGAGCAACCGCAAACACCACAAAAAGAAGAAGATCCAGAAGAAACGGTAGAAGAAGAGAAACCATCAGAGCCTAAGGTATCAAAGAAAGAAAAAGCTGCTACTCAAATTGTAAAAAAAATTGATGATAAAGCTAGATATGATGACGCTGCTCAAACTAAAACTTTAATTGTTATGCAGATATTAGGTAATACCAAAACTTTTTTTGACTCTCAGTCTTTCATACAAGATACAAATGTTACTGAGTATTTAAACAAGACAATAGATGATCAGTATGGTATGCTGTTTGACATGGCTCAAAATGAAACAATGAATAACATGGTGAACTCACAGTGGCAGAAGTCTCAGTAGGCGGCGTATCCTTTAAAGGAGGAAAGATGTTTGCAGTATTACTCGCATTGAGTAGTGCTGTTGGAGCATTATACGGCGGCTTTGAGTTTTGGAAAAAATTTCAAGACATGTCTGCTCAGATTGAGGCCTATACGGCCCCTGACCTCTCAGGGTTTGATAAGAAGATTGCACTTGTAGAGAGTAATACAAACGCACAAATGGAGATTGTTTTACAAAAGGTTGATGGATTAAAGAGTGAGCTTGAAATAGTTTTAGAAGAAATAAGCCTAATCAGCACCGTTAGTAGGGAACTTAAAGACGACCTTAAAGCGGATCTTCGCAACGTTGAGCAAGACGTTCGTCACATCACCGAGATCGTAAATGACGTGGAGGATAGACAAAAAGAAGACACTAGAGAAATATTTGATGAGCTCAAACTAATTGAAGAAAACCTTGACTTACAGATCAATAAGGCTTTAAATAATCCATTGAGTGGGATGAGTGCGAAGACAGAGTAAGGAGTATGCCATGTGCGATTGTAAAACAGATGAGGATTGTGTATGTCGTTTAAGATCGAAGTAAAAACAGTATTACCTTACGTGGTGTTGATAGCTACTATTGGCATGACATGGGGAATGTGGTCTGAACGATTAAATGCAGTTGAAAAAAAGGCGGATCGTGTTGCAGAAATGCAACAAGACATTGCTATAATTAAATCAAAAATACTAGACATGGATGATAGAATAGCCTGGATAGAGGAGTTTTTGATTAAAACTACGGATTATTAATGGAAGACGAACTTGATATTATTTGGGAACCTGATTTTGAAATTGGCACACTGCATTGAGGTGCGAACTTTGTGGATGTATGTGTCATTGTTCATTAAACACATCTTGCATGTGCGAGTGTCCGAGGTGCTTACATGGTGATCAGCCGAGCCCAAATGAGACAACAGATAACGAAGCCGAAGAGGAGTAAAAAAAATGACAAAACTATGTCCAAGAGGAAAAGCCGCCGCAAAGCGAAAATTTAAGGTTTACCCTAGCGCATATGCTAATGCGTATGCTTCAAAAATTTGTGCGGGTAAGATTAAAGATCCCAGTGGTGTAAAAAGAAAAGATTTTAAAGGTCCTAAGCCTATGGCAATGGGAGGTTCTGTTTCTCAACAAAGAAAAGAAATATCTGCTCAAAGAATGTCTAAGGGCGGTAGGATCGTGGCAGCTGGTTGTGGTATGGTAGAGGGCCGTAAGCGTAAGAAAACTAAATTGCCTCAAAGTATTTATGCCTAAAGACCCAGTAAAAGGAACTGGTAAAAAACCTAAAGGCTCAGGAAGAAGATTATACACAGATGAGAATCCGAAAGACACTGTCCGCATTAAGTTTGCTACTCCTGCTGATGCACGGGCGACGGTCTCGAAAGTGCGTAAAGTTAAAAAACCATTTGCAAGAAAAATTCAAATCCTTACTGTTGCTGAGCAACGTGCTAAAGTAATGGGTAAAACACAAGTTGCTAGTATCTTTAAAAAAGGTAAAAATAGTATAAGGAAACAACATGGCAAAAAGCGGACTTAAAGAGTGGTTCAAACAGGATTGGGTTGACATAGGCTCTAAGAAAAAAGGTGGAGGATTTGCTAAGTGTGGTAGGTCCAAACAAAAGAAAGACGCTAAACGAAAGTATCCTAAATGTGTCCCAAGAGCGAAAGCTAATAGAATGACTAAGGGACAAATTAAATCAGCAGTATCTAGAAAAAGAGCAGTAGCACAAGGAGTTGGTGGTAAACCAACTAATGTAAAAACAATTGTCTCGAAAAAAACAAGCAGAAAAAATAAAAGATGATGTGATTCAATGGTCTAAGCAAGTCTTAGAACCAGTGAATAAACACTTAGGTTTTCCAGCGTGTCCTTTTGCAGCTAAATGGAGAAAAGACAAAAAGCTTCGAATAGAAGTTCGAATGGATAAATCAAAATATGAAAAACATTTGAATAACTTACTTAAGTCCTGGAATAAGAAACAACACGATATATTAATTTTTTGTGATCCTTTTTTTGATCAATACTCTTTTGAGCAATTCAATGATAAAGTTAATTTTTACAATAAACTGTATAATAGAAGAGATGTCTATTTTATGGGTTTTCACCCTGATGTCCCTGCCACCATTGAAGGTCAAGAGTTTCTAGTCGATCCAACAGAAAACTGCTCTTACGAGGGTGACCTTGAATACTCTATGATGTTAATACAAAAGTTTAAACAGCTCTATGATGCAAGTTGCAAACTACATAAGATAGGTTATTATAAGAAATGGCCAGCAGAGTATTACGACGAGGTCGTTAAAACTCGGCAAGATAAATACGAACAATTGTTTAAAAAGGAGAAAAAAAATGCCAGGTAAAACAAAAAATGTGGTGGGAATGAAAATGCGTGGTGGCGGAAAAGTCAACAAAATGCGAGGCGGCGGAAAAGTCATGATGGCTAAAAAAGGCAAAATGATGAAAAAAGGTAAGAAAAAATCTGTCGTCAAAAAAAGAGGTTAACTTGAATGGCCACATCCGACTCTACAAGTTTTGATTTACAAATCGACGAGGTAATCGAAGATGCGTATGAGCGATGTGGCTTTTCAGGAACCAGAACTGGTTATCAATTAAGATCAGCCAGAAGAAGTTTAAATTTATTATTTTCTGAGTGGGGCAACCGCGGAGTTCACATTTGGAAAGTAGCTAATCACACACAAAGTTTAACAGCAGGATCAACTGAGTATACAGCTCCTAGTGACGCTGCAGATGTTTTAGAGATGGTGTTTAGAAATAGTTCAAGTATTGATACGACAATGACAAAAATATCTCGTTCAGAGTATCAAGCCATACCCAATAAGACTCAACAAGGAACTCCTACTCAATACTTTATCGAAAGAAAGTTATCAAGTGTAAAAATTAATCTTTACCTTGCTCCTGATACTACAGGGACAAATATTAATTATTATTATGTGAAAAGAATTCAAGATGCAGGTGCTTACACCAACACTCCAGATGCTCCATTTAGATTTTTACCTTGCATGGTTTCTGGTCTTGCTTATTTTATCTCTCAAAAAGTTTCACCTGAAAGAACACAGTCTTTAAAATTATATTATGAAGATGAGTTACAAAGAGCCTTAACTGAAGATAGTCAGTCTACTTCTGTTCATATTGTTCCTCAAAACTATTTTGTGAGTAACTAATGGGCAACTTTGCTACCGGTGTTCATGCCATAGCGTTGTGTGATCGTTGTGGTCAACAATATAATTTTCATGAGTTAAGACAAGAATGGAACGGACTTAAAACTTGTCCCTCTTGTTTTGAAACAAAACATCCTCAATTAGAACCTCCACATCACAGAGCTGATGCACAAGCTTTACCATGGAGTAGACCAGCTAGAGTAGAACCAATGACAGTCTTTGTGGGTGCTCCAGGCGATTCTGCTTTTGAATCAAATGGTATGCAACCATCTGAAGAAATCAGAGAGTTGATTATGGGTTCAAGTGTTGGTACAGTGACCGTGGTGATATCATGAATTATTCTGAGTTATTAGACAATGTAAGAAACTATACAGAGGTTACTAGCGATGTTTTGAGTAACTCTGTCATTAATGTTTTTATAACTAACGTTGAAAATAAAATCGATAGGGCAGTAGACGGTGATTATCAGAGAAGATATGCAACTTCAACATTCGAAGCTAACAATGCTTTTTTAGATATATCCGCACCTGAGGGTGGTTTTAGATTTGCAAGAGGTTTAGAATTAGTTGAAACAGATGGCACAAGAACTTGGTTACAACAGGTTGATACAACTTTTATTGATGAGTACAGTCCAGAGCGATCAACTACGGATACTAATTTTACAGGTAAACCAAGATACTGGGCTAACTGGGATGCAACACAATTAGTTGTTGCCCCCACTCCAAACGCAGCTTATACAGTTGAAATGTGGTATCAAGAAACTCCTGAAAGGTTAGGTAACGGATCAGGTAGCACAAGCACAACAACTTTTGTATCTAACAATGCTCCAGAGGCCCTTTTATATGGAACTCTGACGGAGGCATATTCTTACTTGAAAAATACACAGGATATGCAAATATACCAACAAATGTTCCAATCCTCTTTGAGTGAGTTTGCTCAAGAGCAAATGGGACGTAAACGTAGAGACGAGTATGTAGACGGTGTCTTAAGACTCCCTCTTAAATCAGTAGACCCAGGAGGTAAATAAACATGGCAATAAATCAAGCAGTCTGTGCTTCATTTAAAAAAGAGTTATTGGCAGGGGATCACGATATTGATAATGATACAATTAATCTTGCTCTCTACACCGATTCTGCAACTTTAAATGGAAACACCACAGCTTATTCAACATCAAACGAAGTTAGTGCATCAGGGACATATGCAGCAGGTGGAGCAACTTTAACAAGTCCTACCATTGGATTAACAGCAACAAGCGCAACGGCTTCAACAGCATTTGTAGACTTTGCAAATGTAAGCTTTACATCAGCAACTATTTCTGCTCAAGCAGCTTTGATCTATAATAGATCATCAGCAAACACTAATGCAGCTATTGCAGTTTTAGATTTTGGTAGTGTAAAAACATCCACTAATGGAACATTTACTATTGCATTTCCAACCAACGATGCTTCAAGTGCTATATTAAGACTTTCATAGGGGGTCTAAATGACCACCACCTATACGGTCACGGTTGCCAACCCGACCGGATATGCTAATAAGTATTATATTGATGGCGTTATACAAGCCAGTGTATCGCTTATCGCTAATAATACATTTATTTTTGATCAGTCAGACGCATCAAATGATGGGCACCCTTTACAATTAAGTGAGACATCAGACGGAACTCACAATTCTGGGAGCCGATATGATACTAATGTAACTTATCAAGGTGATGGAAGTGATGTTTCTGCATCTGACTATATTTCAAATTTTAATTCTTATACCACTCGTAGCGTCACAATATCTGTAGCGTTAACTACACCTAATCTTTTTTATTATTGTTATTATCACTCAGGCATGGGTGGTTCAGCTTCTTTTTCTAATCCTTTACAAGGTTGGGGCAGACAGGCATGGAATGACGGTACGTGGGGAGGTCCTGCACCGATAAGTCTAACGGGGCTGTCTACAACATCAGCGTTAGGCACTGAGTCTGTTGTTGCTGACAGTTTAGTAACACTAGACTCCTTGCAAGTGACTTCAGCGTTAGGCACTGCTACAGCTGAACAAGAATCTATATTCAACCTTACTGGTGTTTCTTCTACAACAACACTTGGTTCTGTAAGTATTTTAGAAGGCTCGGGTGTTTTAACTGGTAGTTTGCAAATGTCTTTTGCAGCGGGCACTGAAACAGCGTCAGGGACTGTAGATGCAGGTTGGGGCAGAGGGTCGTGGGGATCTTTTGCTTGGAACGAGAATATAGAATTTATCACTAATGTAAGTGGCGTGACTATGTCTACTTCATTAGGAACAACGACTCAAGAGGTTGGAACAGGTGTTATTGTAAGTCCTACAGGTGTTTCTATGACCTCTGCAGCAGGGTCAATTGCAGGAACTGGTCTTGCTATTATAGAACCAACTCCTGTCACTATATCAGCTGCTTTATCAGGAGCGACTGTTTCAGGTGAAGGTAGTGTAGCTGTAGTTGCACCTTCTGATCAGTTAGACTTTAACATTGGTTCAGTCACAATAGACATCTTTACACAGGTTGATCCTGTGGGTGTTTCAATGACTATGAACGCAGGTGCAATAGGAACAGTATCTGATGCTTTAGTGCAACCAACAGGAGTAAGCTCTTCGTTTGCTTTAGGCACTGAAACAGTAGAGGTTGGAACAGGTGTAATCGTAACTTTATCCACGGTGGCTTTATCGTTTGCATCAGGAACAGCATCAGCCGTGGGAGATGCTCCAGTATTTCCAACAGGTGTTTCTATGACTGCCACGGCAGGTAATCCATTTAGTACACCTTGGGCTAATGTAGCTACGGGGGCAAGTAACACTTGGACAACAGTAGATGCAGCATAAAAAATGTGTTGATCGACTATTAAAAAAGGATATATTTTAGAGAGGTTTAAACATGAGTAGTTCATATTCAGCAAGATATTTAATGGAATTAATGGCAACAGGAGCCAATGCTAATACCTGGGGCACAAATACTAACAACAACCTTAATGTTATTGACGCTTTTTCAACTGGCTACATATCTAAATCTGTAGCGGGTTCATCAAATATTACTCTTACTACTACAAACGGTAGTTCTACAACTGAGTCAGCAAATAGAAACATTGAATTAACAGGTGCTTTAACTGGTGATATCGTTGTATTTATACCAGCAACAGAGAGCACTTATACATTTTTTAACAATACTACTGGATCACAAACTTTAACCATAGCAGCTACAGGGCATACTGCTAATGGTGTTACAATTACACAAGGTGCTAAAACAAGTATTTTTTGTGATGGAGCTTCAAATTATAATATTAGAAAATGGGCTTCTACAGATGCATCAGTTTTAGATGCAGGAACTTTAGCAGACGGAAGATTTCCTGCAACATTACCTGCAGCTTCTGGTGCAAATCTAACAGCTTTAAATGCTTCTAATCTAGGATCAGGAACTGTTCCTAACGCAAGATTAGATGCACAATTACAAGACATTGCAGGTTTAGCGACCACTGATAGTGCAATTATAGTTGGTGATGGAGCTAATTTTGTGTTGGAGTCTGGTGCAACAATGCGAACTTCTTTAGGTTTAGGCACAGGATCTGATGTTCAATTTAATGATATGCAAGTAGACTCACTCGGTGTTGCTACTGCTGCTTCAGGCACAAGTGGTGAGATTAGAGCTACTAATGACATTACCGCTTTTTACTCTTCAGACGTAGCACTTAAAGAAAATATTGAAAATATATCTTCACCAATGGACAAAGTGCAAAACTTAAACGGTGTATTGTTTGATTGGAAACAAGATTTCATAGATGCTAAAGGTGGCGAAGACGGATATTTTGTGCGCAAAAGAGACGTTGGTGTTGTAGCACAAGACGTAGAAAAAGTTTTACCTGAGGTTGTAGGCACACGACCAGACGGTGTTAAGGCTGTTAAGTATGACAGATTATGTGCATTATTAATAGAATGCGTAAAGGATTTACAAACACAAGTAAATGATCTCAAGAAAGGAGATTAATAAATGACTACACCTTCAGGTCAGATTAGTCTCGACAATGTCAATACAGAATTAGACATTTCTCCAGGAACACAAATTAATATGGATGCAGCTGCTGTTCGTGCATTAGCAGAAGTGCCTTCAGGTGCTATCGCTATGTCTAACTTACAAGGCAAATCAAACGCTCAGTTTATTGTTGCTACAGGTGGTTCCGTAAGCACAGTAGGAGATTATAAAGTTCATGTTTTCACTTCCTCATCAAACTTCGTTGTGAGCCAAGGTGGTAATGCTGCAGGCTCTAATGCAGTAGATTATTTCGTAGTCGCTGGAGGCGGAGGTGGCGGAGGCGGTATCGGTGGTCAACCGAACTTTTGGTTCGGTGGCGGAGGTGGCGGAGGCGGTGGCTTTCGTGAGTCAGTTCCGAGTCCTGCCGCATGGACAGGTAGTCCTTTAGCTAATTCTGGTGGTGCTGTTCCAGTGAGTGCAGCAACTTATCCTGTTACTGTAGGTGGCGGGGGAGCTGGAGGACAAGTATCCACACCTTCAAACGCACCTAATGATAACGGAAGTAGGGGAAGCGATTCAGTATTTTCTAGTATTACATCTACAGGTGGCGGAGGCGGTGCAGGTCGTGGAAGCCCAAACGCAGGTCAACCTGGTGGATGCGGTGGAGCAGGTGGCGGAGGCGGTCAAGCAGGTGCTGGTGGTAATGGAAACACACCACCCGTATCACCCCCACAAGGCGCAAACGGTGCTGGTATGGGTGGTAATCAATGGGGTCCGTCTAACCCTGGTGGTGGCGGAGGCGGTGCAACAGCCACAGGTGGTAATGGTTCGCAAGGATCATACGGTGGTCCTGGTGGTAATGGCGCCCCAACACAATTTACAGGTAGCGGTCAAACCAAATCTGGCGGAGGAGGCGGTGGTGGCAATAACGCTCAAGGTCGTGGCGGAGGAGGATCCGGCGGCGGAGGTAATGGTGGAGCAGCTGGCGCTAGACAAGCAAGTAGTGGTGGTTCTAACCAAGGCGGCGGAGGAGGCGGCGGCGGTGGTAACAACGGTAACCCAGATGACTCAAATACTCCTGGTCAAGGTGGTTCAGGCTATGTAGCGATAAGGTATAAATATCAATAATGGCACATTTTGCAAAAATTTCAGAAGATAATTTAGTTCTTTCAGTAGAGGTCGTAGCAGACGTTGATACATCAAAAGATGGTGTTGAGGATGAAGCTACAGGTGTTGCATTTTTACAAAATTTACACGGTTGGTCTCTTTGGAAAAAATGTTCTTATAACACAAGAAACGGTAAACATTATCAAGAGGATGGTACAGAATCATCTGATCAATCAAAAGCATTTAGAAAAAACTATCCTGGTTTAGGTTGGACATGGGATGCATCAAAAGATATGTTCTATCTTCCAAGACCAGAAGGAATGAACTCGTGGGTCATTAATGATACGACAGGCACATGGGAGGCTCCTGTAGCTTATCCTACAGTTACAACTTATGGTTATTTAGAAGAAACAAGAGAATACACAATCACGTGGGATGAAAGTAATGTGCGTTGGTCTGCGGTAGACGAGCAAGATCCACAAGGCTCACATTATTGGAACCCTTCAAGTAAAGAATGGATCGCCCTCTAAATTAATGTTTAAGAAAAAAACTTTGGTTGACCAAAGTATCTATACCACCACTATTCCTAAAGTTTTACCTATAAACTTTGATAAACTAAATATTAACATTTTAGAAAATTATTATTATAAAAATAAATTAAATCCTCATCAATTTAGTTATCTTAAGGACTATTATAGATTAGAGTTTGATCAACAAGTAAGATGGTTATCTGATTTTATAGTGGATCATTATGGCGTGCATTACAATTGCAAAGTCGTACCTTTAGCACATTCAGGTATTGTCGTTGAAAAAAACCAAAGCATAAATAGTCACATTCATATTGATGACTATGACTTTGACAATTCACCTGATATCTCAGCCATAGTTGTTTGTAAGACAGGTAAGGAAAAGTCTTATGTTGAGTTTGAGTATGAGCAAGGTAGAAAAAGACATCATAAACATTTAGTAGAATTAGAGCCCAAGAAAGTAATAGTTTTTAACTCAGAGTTAAGACACTCATTTTTAACTAATATCAATCATGAACCGATATTAAGTATATCTTTAAAATTTCAATTAATTTGATATTATCAATTAAGAATTTAGAATGAATTTACAAAATTATTTTTACGTTTTCCCAGATGCCATACCTCATCATCTTTGCGATGATTTAGTTGAATATGGTAATTCACAAACCGCTGATATAGCGACCACAGGTGATAGTGATACTAGAGACATATCTAAACTATACAAACAAAGAAACTCTTCAATCGTGTGGATGGATGAACCTTGGATTTATAATCTTGTTTTACCTTTTGTAAAAGAAGCTAATACACAAGCAGGTTGGAACTTTGAGATAAGTCAAGCAGAGGCTTGTCAATGGACTAAGTATGCAGAAACTCAACATTACGATTGGCACATGGATAGCTTTGATAAGCCACATAATCAAGTTGGTAAGCCAACACACGGCTTGATTAGAAAAGTTTCTGTGACTGCAAGTTTATGTGATGGAGAAGAGTATGAGGGTGGAGATTTACAACTTGACTTAAGAAATAAAAAAGACAGTAGCCCTAATGTAATAGTGTCTAAGTATGCCAGGAGAAAAGGTGCGATTACTGTTTTTCCATCATTTGTTTGGCATAGAGTCACTCCTGTAATTAAGGGAACTAGATACTCATTAGTAGTTTGGAATTGTGGTCAACCATTTAGGTAAGAAAGGATTATATGAAAAATAAAAAACAGAGTAAAAGTTTTTTTGAAGAAAACAATTATGTCGTGATTAAAAAAGTTATATCTCAAGAGTTAGCTTCTTTTATTTATATTTATTTTCAAAATAAAAGAAAAGTCGCTAGTCACCTTATGGAGCATAAATTTTTATCTCCTTATGACACTACATGGGGCACTTTTAATGATGGACAAATACCTAATACATATTCTCATTATGCCGACATGGCTATGGAAACATTGTTAGCTAGAACATTACCAGTGGTGGCTCAACACACAGGGCTAGATTTGATACCGTGTTATTCATTTGCAAGGATATATAAATACGGAGATATCTTACATAGACATAAAGACAGGCCTTCTTGTGAGATATCAGGCACTATGAATTTAGGTGGTGATGATTGGCCGATATCCTTAGATCCTACAGGAGAGGAGGGTAATAAAGGTGTAAGTGTTAAGTTAGATCCTGGTGATATGTTAATTTACAGAGGTGAAAAAGTTGAACACTGGCGGGAGGCTTTTAACGGTTATGATTGTGGACAAGTTTTTATGCACTACAATGATAAGAATGGTCCTTTTGGAGAGTCAAATATTTTTGACTTAAGACCGTTTTTAGGGTTACCATCTTTATTTAAAAAACAAAAATGATTACTCAAGAAGAATTAAAAAACAAAGATTTTAAAATATTTTTAGGTATGCCTATGTATGGTGGCATGTTATCAGAGGCAACTCTACATGGTTTATTAGAACTACAACAATGGTCACAAGCTTTTAATGTGGGTTTACGAATACAAACCATGGGCAATGAAAGTTTAATAACTAGAGCTCGTAACACGATTGTGTCAATGATGATGGATCAAACAGACTATGTTGCAACTCATCTATTATTTATAGATGCTGATATAGGTTTTTCTTGGAAAAATATTGAAAGATTAGTTTGTGCAGATAAAGATATAGCCTGTGGTTGTTATCCAAGAAAACACTTACATTTTGAAAAAATAAAAAATGTTCTTGAAAATTTTCCTGATGCTACTCCTGATCAAATAGAGGCTATGATATTAGGATATAATATAAATTTTGATAACCCTGATCATTTAAAAGGAGAGGATGGTTTCTTTAAAGTTAATGAAGCTGCTACAGGAATGATGTTAGTAAAGCGTCATGTTTTTAGAACCATGTTTAAAAAGTTTCCTGAAAGAAAGTATGAGTCAGATCAAATAGTTAACGGTGGTGGCTATAAGTCAGACAATTGTTATGATTTATTTGCAGTAGGTCCTTATCAAACACTAGATCAAAAAAGGTATTTATCAGAGGATTATTATTTTTCAAGGTTGTGGACTGAAGAGTGTGGTGGTGAAATATGGGCTGATCTTGCTCAACCCTTGACACATTTTGGTAATAGAGGCTTTAGAGGTCATGTTGGCACTTTAGTTCACCCAAAGGGCAAAGAAAATGCGAAGACTTAGAGTAATAAGCAAGGTCAAATTATCTATTTATGGAATTTATATCGTAGATAATTTTTTAAATGATAAGTATCACAAAGAAGTTTTAAAAAAAGTAAAAGAGCTTACAAAGAAAGATGTCAAAGGCAGAAGCACAAATGTACAGGCTGTGATGACAGATTATCAAGCGCTTTTAAAACATGAATTATTCCAGTCATTTTTTACTGATAGCATAACGATGCTACATTACATTTATACATTAAGATCAATGCATCCAAATGAAGATTTTGAATTTAACTTATACGATGGTTGGGCTATGAAACACAGTAAAGGTGATCACACAATGATGCACACACATGGACCTGAGTATTGGTCTGCAGCTTACTATCCTCAAATACCAGGTGAAACATATATGCACTTCCCAGATTTTGAACACTCTGAGTTATTAAAGCAAAACTCTCTTTATTTATTTCATGGTCTTACTAGACATGGTGTTGACCCTCAAACTTATGAAGAGCCAAGATACTCAATGTCTTTTAATGTTATGCAAAAAAAAATAACATCAAAATAATATTCGTGTCTTTTATAAAAATAAAAAATTTATATAAAATATATGGGAGCGATCCTCATGCC